GTGCGGGCCGTAAAAATATAAATCCTGTATTTGAGATCTTCTAATTTGATTAATATCGTTTGAATCTAAATTATCTCCAATATCGGCCGTGTCGTAATAGTACGTGGGGGTGAGCAGGGAGAATTTATAAAATTTGTCATTGAAGTTGATGACATTATCAATGATGATACTGTTTCCCGTAACGGGGGTTGGGGTTCCAGCTGGGTTATCGTAAGTAAGAACGGAGGGAGCTACACCCACGTTAAGTACAACGTTCGTCCGCCGAACTTAAGGGGAGTTCGGTTTTGGTCGTATAACTGAAGGACATCTCCGGGTTTTAAATAACCCCCGTCTTGCCCTACTGAGAAAGCGACACTTTCTGTTTCCTGAAATTCACTTGCAAGCATCCACAGCCCGAACCTTCGGGCTTGCCCACGACTAGTACATCCCAGTGCCGTTGTTTCCAGCTGTCTGATTCCATACCTTTTAATGGCTTCTTCATTTTCAACGTACTCTACAGAGGGCTGAAAGAGATTCCTTCTGTCTATGTATCTTACTAGAGCTACGCTGTGTCTGGTTTTTTTTGCGGAAGAAGAATAGGTAAAGTTTCCATCTGTGACATTTGCGTTATTAAATTGGTAAACGGGCTTTTTGTAAGCATCCTGCACCGCAAAGATAAGCCCATTGGAATAATATGCCAAGCCCCGAAAGATGGAGGCCATGTCATTAAGCACTTTGTACGCTTCGTCTCGAGAAGTGATAATATGGTTTATGGTAAATCGTGGTTCTATGGAACCGTACCCGTCAGGGACTAAAACATCACAATACTGGGCTATTTCGTAAAGAGCCCACTTGTCCACTTGTGACTTGTCTATGTAGTCACCCAAACCGTAACGGGAGTTTGTCAATAAATCATAAAAACACCATGCGGGGTTGTCAGTCCATTCCCTAGTATACCTAAAGCCTCCGTCCCAAAAGTGGGTTGATGCCGTTGCTGGGGAGGTGTCGTTGCTTCCTTCAACGGTGGCTCCGGTTTCGCCGACCTTAGTGTTACCTGTCAATGTGCCATTGTTCGTTATGAGTCCACTAAATTCTGTTCCTATAGCGGCGGTAGCGGTAAAGACTACTCCACTGTCGAAGTAGACTTTCATTCCTTTTGCTATCGAAACCTTGACTCCATTCGTAGCTACTTTGTTAATAGTAGTCGCGTCCATTGTTATGGCGTCACTGCAACCATAGGTTTTCTTTATGGGATGATAGTTGTTGGGTATCAACACCTTTAAAAGTTTCGTATCATATGATCTGGCCGGAACCCTAGTGAAATATTCAGCGTTAAACTTGGAGTAAACCATGCAGCTATATGGATAGCGTAATTTTGTTCCGTATATTTCCGTTAAGGAATCCACGTAAGTTACCAGTTTAAGGTAGGAGGTGAGAGATTCGGGGGTGACCCTGATTATCTTTATTCGCCATCCATCAAAACCATATTGGGATGTATAGTTACTCTGTAGATTTATTTTGGAGGTGCGGATATATGGTTCGCTTATGTGCCCTGTTACCTTTTCTGAATGGGGACCTTCCCATGTGCTTTTTATTTTTTCTATCTCTATTTCTTCTGCCGTGGATTTGACCCCGTCAAATCGTTCGTCAAATACCGGTTGCCAGTATATAAGATATTCAATGGATCTGGCTTTTGTGTCCCCGTATCCTACTGGAGGGGGGGTTTTGTCTACTTCATGTTTTTTGGGGGCCTTATCATTTCTTATTTGCTCCCATAAGGCTGGAATTTTTATTTTTACTTCAAGGGAGGTGCATTCCTTGTTTAGGATTGTATATGTTTTTGCAACCGCGTCTATCTTGGTGTCGTTGGGAAGGTTAGGTGGTGTTTTTGTTGCGGTAGGCTGAGTCCCTCCCTGTATTGAAATTCCGTAGAGTCTTTCCCCTATTGCTCGATGAACTGTGAGATCTACCGTTTCATTGGCAGGAAGTTTACTGTTCAAAGCGGGTAAATTTCCTACTGGTTCTCCCTTTACATACTCAAGATTTACGTCGGCAAAGTTGTAGTATCCATTAATATCCACCACCGGAACATCATTCCAATAAACGGATCTTAAAAATCCTAATTCTTTGTCTTGTGATAACGCTATACCTGACGCAGTGTAAGGAGCAAAGCCAGTTAAATAAAATCCGGTTTGTCCTTTTGTACCTGCGTAAGTATATTTACCACTTGTTAACCCTTCTATTACTCCTTCAGATAGAAGGTCTCCAACCTCCACGGCAGAATCGGTAACGTAAAGGTTGTCGGTGGAGTCTATCGATACCCCACCTTGGTCGGTTATCGCTGATCGTGCTTGTTCTTCTGGTCCTCCGCCGCCCATAATTATTCCTTAATTTTCATGTGATCCTAATACTATTATCCTCTCTTTGATTCTTCCGTCTATGCCCGGAATATTGTAACGTAGACCGTAGGCGGTATCTCCCCATGCTTTATTCTTAACTACACCAGCGTTAGCGTCCAAATAGTCTACACTGGTTTGAATTACCTGACTTCCCACTAGAAGTCTACCGTAACCCACAAAAACAGGACCCCCTTCTCTTATAACATTCTGTGGGCCTGAAAAGACATAAGAAGGGCGACCGCCTCCTTCTATCTCTCTAAAGTCGTCAAATTCAGGGTCTGGGGTTAGTAGATTTTGTACGCCAGCCGCCACCAGTCCAATACCTGCCACCACCATCATCCCTGACGTACTTGCCCACCCAGCTGCCGCTATACCCGCTCCACCCACCCAAATTAGGGCTATTCCAATAATAATAGTTACCCAATCCCATACATCATCTGACCCCTCGATAACTGGTACTATGTCTATGGTTTTCAAATTAGAAACAGAATCCAAACATAATTCGGACGCCATGATCCCCTCTCTGGTATTAGGATCCTTTGTTTCGTCCATTGCGAAATCATCTCCATTAATTAAAACTCTGTATTTTATGTTTTTCTTATCGTTTTCCATTAAGGAACGATAAAGTTTTTTAGATGTTGATTGAACCCCGCGTATAGCTTCGCTGACGTTGCCCGCTACAAGATTCCATTGGTCTCGTCCAACCTGTTCTTTTAAGATTCCGTGTAGTGTGACTTTAACTTTTTTCATTCAGGTCCTTGTGTCGGTATATTTTGTATATTTTTCTCAAGTAATGTTCTTGTAGTTTTTCAATAACAGGATACTTGTTTCGTGGGTGATGATGGAAGGTACCGTTTCCAAGGTAAACTCCGACATGGTTGGGGCCCATTCCTTTTTTAAATTCAAAAACCACAACGTCATGCCTCTTGAGTGGAGTCTTTTTGTCTAGTTCTTCTATGGGGAGGGAAGGGTTGTTTTCATTAAGGTTAAATAGCTGTTGAATTAGGTGGGGGTTTTTTTTGTGCCATTCGTCACCAAAGGAATTATCTCCTTCCAAGGTTATGCCTAGTTTAAGGTAGTGATCTTTTATTACCGTATAACAATCTGATTTTCCTATTGTAAATTTTGTGTTTAATTGTGTGGTTCTTTCCTTTTTCGGATCGTAAGAAAAAAAGGAGTTTTTAAAAGTGTTGTATAGTAAAAAGGTTACCTTGTGATTGTGGCTATTGGCTTTATCGTTTTCTGAGAAGTTCTCGTTTTCAGAATTATGAGAGTGGTAAATAGCTTTTATTTCTCCTTCTGAGCTTGCTTGGACGTAATGAATCGCTGGAATATAAAAATGCCCAGTAGGTTTTTCTGAATGGTTAGGGCACTGGTGTACCCCCCACTCCCCTTGGTTTTCGAAAACAATTCCACAACATTCCTTGGGTTTTTCCGCAAGGGCGTGCTCTTTTATTCTGTTTTTAATGTTTTCTGAGAGCGTCATTTTATTGCAACTGAGATACCTTTCGAGCTGCTGGGAATCCTCCGAAGGGTAATCCACCAGAGCCAGTGCTGCTGTCAAATTGGGGTCCTATTTTACATTTTCCTTGAGATACAGATCCTCCGGCTCCCCACCTTAGTCGACAACCGTTTAGTGTCTTGGAGCATTCATCGGCGATCCAATATTGGTTGTTGGGGGGTGGATTCTTTTTGTTTGTTGTTTGTAATATGTCCTCTTTGGCTACAAAATAATATTTAATTTTATCTTTGGTTATATAAACGTAATCGTTTTTAATGTAAGCATACTTCTCTCCGTTTTCGTCTTCTTCAGGGATGTTAGCATTCGCATCCCACGGCCCTTTACCAGCGCTCTGAAGCGTATCTTTGTCCGTCTCTAAGAGGCCCGCTATTCTTTCGTCTTTGTCGTTAGCCACCGGTGGGGCGTCCGTCGGAAGGTTTATATCTTCCGTCCTTAAATCTGCTTTTTCTAGGATTGGAATCGGATCTTCCGTCCCTTCTTTATGCTGATACCAACATCCGGGGCCGCGGTAGTTCCAGTTGCATTTGTCAGAAATAATTGTTCTTCGTGGAATTTTTATTCCTTCGAGGTCGAGTATGGAGGATAATTGGTACTGGATGGTGTTTTTGTTCTCAGCCGTTTTTCTTTCTATAAAATAAACATCTTTTGGAAGTTCAGCGTTGGGGTCTGGTTCGTATCCCTCCGGAAGTTCTGTGAATCGCGGTTCAGATTCCCCCTTCTTAGGATATGCTTTGAAGTTATTCCAGTCCAAATATTTTGCGAAAGTTCGGCGGCGTGTGACTTTAGCCCCGATGATGTCTCCTAATTTTAGTATTGCATATCTCAGGAGGGCAAGTTGGTCTGTTCCTGTTTCTGATTGGCTTGAAATGGAAAGTATTGGAGTAGGTAAGGTTCCCCTACTAGAGTTTTCAAATCCGGTAGCCTGTATAGGTGCTGGGAGATATAACTTCCCTTGCCACGTAATTGCTGAATTAAATACCTTTATATTGTTATGAAAGCGAAGAACGCCGTCATGTTCCTTTGAGGATGTGTGGGAAGTGGTGTCTCCGATAAATCCCGATTGCGCTTTAAAGTCTGTTAGGCTAGTGATTGATTTGGCATCAAGTATGCTGGAAACATCTATTTCAAAAAGCGTGACAATGGAGGACGGAGTGAGGTTGTTGAGCTCAAACACCAAAGACTTGATGGAGGACTGTGCCTGTTGGGTGGTTAGGGTGCCGTGAGCCATGTTTTTAGTTGTTCTCCTGCGAAAATGCAGCGGTTACAGTATAGTTGTTAAAGAAAACAAACGTGCTATTAAACGTGGGACACACAAATCTCTTGTGAAATCCGTCGTTAGAGCCTGCGTCCGCATAAAGATCGGGGAGGTTTTGGAATACAAAGCTTTGCGCCGCTTTTCGGGCCTTTAAGAAGTGAAGGATAGCTGCCGCTTCTTTTTCGCTTCTTTTGTCAAAGGTTAGATCCATTTTTATTAAGCTGGAGAAAAGTCCATCTGGGTTTCTTTGCTGGTATCCATTTCCAAATTTCACCACGTTAACACGGGGATTGTGCTTTGTGGCGACATTATATGAGGGGGTCCACAAAAAGTTGGGACGTTCTTGGGTGTTGATGGTAGTGTAACCTCCCCAGTTTGAGCCGTCATTCTCCGGAAGTGTACTTCCGTTTGCGGAGTCGTTCCGTCAAGGTAAGTTATCCGCATCACCACGTCGTCCTTGGCATAGCTTTTCCCGGACTCCCAAACCTTAACATTGTAGATGCTGTTTTCCGTTGCCATTTTTCCTTAATCCCTTATTTATTATATTACACCTAAAAAGAAGTGTAAAATAAAGATAAGGTAATGTTAGGGAGAATTAGGAGAGAAGCGGAGAGTCTCACTATTAATGGTAGTGGTATACAAGGGATTCAGTCAGTGGGAGTGGACTATAGTTCAACGGCTGCACCACTCTCGAGCCTTGGTATTCGAGGGGCAAATGGGCCTGTTTATGCACCGCAGGGGCCTCAAACCGCTAGCCTTCAGGTTAACACACTCTTCACTCACAAGATACCTAGTTCGGCGAATACTCTTTCCGAAAACTTTTTTTTAAATTTCACGGGGGACGTTCCTTTTAGCGGGCAAGTGAAGTACGGCACCAAAAATTTTATTTTTAAAAAGGCCTACGTAGACAACTATAGTGTTTCCTGTAGTATCGGGGAGATACCCCAAATTTCGACAACCGCAACTATTTTTGGAGAATTAGGAACGGGAAGTATAAGTTTTCCTCCTGACGCGTCCCCTCAGGAGCTAGCTATAGCTGGATACAATAGTATGGAGATCAATCTGGACGAGTTTACCACAAATCGTGTTAATTCTTTTGGGATTAGTATAGATACCCCTCGCATCCCTATATATGCCCTGAATGGAGATGAGCCCACTACTGTCATAGCTGGTAACCCCGTGGTGATAGGGGTGGATTTCGTAATGGAGGTCGATGATTACGAAATAAAAAATATGAATTTTGTTCCAAACGAAACAGTTTTCAGAAATACAACAATAATTTTGAAAAAGAATAACTCCGACACTACATTATTAACATACTCTTTTGACAATATGCTTTTGGCGTCCGAAAACTTTCGAGGAGACGTGGGGTCTAATACCTCCATTAATTTTAGTTTAAGGTCTTCTATCATAACATGATAGTGTAATAAAAGGATAGGTTTATGGCAACGGTATTTTACGATAAGGCAGCAGTAGAGGTGACGCATAATGGCGTTACCGAACAGCTTTTGGCTACCGATTGCTCTCTTAACTTCTCCAATTCCCAACAGCCCTTGTTCATGATCGGAACCAAACGTGCGCTTGGTCAGTTTCCGTCTGCTGCCCGGGTTGGGGATTTGTCTTTTAATTTTTTAACAACAATTACAGGTACTCATTTTGGGCAGAATGGTAATCTGATTAATGCGGTAGCGAGTGGGATTAAGAATGATGCCGCTAACGGTTCCGAGGCCAGTGGGGTCACCGTGAAATTTGCCGGGGTAAGTGGGTTAGGTTTTTTGACCTCGTATGGTTTGGGTGTGGCTAGTAATTCAGTTTCTTCCTCTTCTGCCGGTTTTACCTTTTATGGGTCTGGAACGCAGCTTCCTGTAAGTGGAAGGTTAACGGGGGTTGCTGGGCAGCTGCTTAATACCGGAGCCCTCACAACCGGGATTGTTCAGGGAAGGTATACTAATTTAAATAACTTTGCTACTATTATTTCAGCCCCAAATACAGCCACGGAAACAGCAACGGTTTTTAGCGCTGAATATTCTTTATCGTTGGGATATAATCCAGTCTACAAAATAGGGCAAGAATTTCCTACTACATGTTTTTACACCAACGCGCAAGAATCAATAAATATTACCGAAGACGTATTTAACTCGGGATTGTCGTTCAAAGAGACCTCTCAGAATTTGGTGATGACCGTAAGCGGGTTGGGAGGAAGCTCGGGTATGGAGGTGGGAATGTCAGGAGCTCAACAAGTAGGTACATCCATGCAGGCTGGGGTGGACGACATAGTAAGAACCCAAAAAACTTTAACAGCGGTGTATTAGTAAAATGTTATATTCAGCAAAAAATGCTAAGCTTAAAGTTAACGATGTTGAAATTACAGCATCAAACGCAGAACTGTCGCTTAGCGCCAACCTAGACCCCCTCTATGTTGCTAGTTCTAGGAGTTCTGATAATTTTGTTGCCTCCAATGGCATAGGTGGCCAGTTAAATTTCAATTATTTTCTTACTGGCGCGGATTTTTTCAAGTCTTTTATAACGGGGCAGGGAGAAACAGAGGCCAATACGACTGTTATTTCTGGAAATTTTGGGGGTTTAAATTTTGATAGTGGTTATTTAACTAGTTATTCTGTTAATTTTTCCCCCAATGCTCCTGCTGTAGCCAGCGCTTCTGTTAAATTTTTTGATGAATTAAAAGGAGAGTTTGTATCCGCGTCTTCGGAACCTCCCACTTCGGTTGACTTGTTAAATTTTTCAAACGCAGTGGTTTCTTCTGAGTTTGGGGTGGATGTGGTGGATAATTTTGTGGCGGGAGCTTTTAATTATAACGCGGATGTGTCCGCTGCTTACCTAATGAACGAGACGAAACCTAGTCGCGTTAGTTTTGGTGTGAAGACTGTCAATATGAACTTCGAAGTGGATAACCCTACTGGTCGTCTTCCTGTTTCTGGCACTAACGCTAAAATCGAGGTGGGGTTAAAGAGGTTTAATAATGAGGATATGCCTGTTACAAGCTGGACGCTGCGGGGCTATCCTTATAATCAGTATATCCCTTTTGATACAGATGGGTCTTCAATTACTAGCGCAATAAAAACTATTCCTGATCCGCCGCTCACTGCTAATTTTGCCATAGCTGACAGTTCGTCTTTTGTTATCAATGATGGAGAGCAGTTTAAAATTGATTTTTTCCTGACGAAAAACTCTGGTCCCGCTCCGAAAATTCAATTAATATCAAGTAATCTTTTGGCGGGTAATCTTGGGGAATCGTGGTCCACTATCCAAGGTGCCGGAGTTGGGGATAACTCTATCACCTTGACGGCTTCTCCTGTGGGCGACGCAAGCGTCATAGGTACAGGTAACTATGGCATGATCCAAATTTATAATTCCACCAGTGAA